ATAATATGGAAGTAGAAGACTTATTTGATCTATTCGATAAGGAGTAGTTATGGGAAACAAGTCAAAAGGATTACAATCTGGCGCCGGTAGACCTAAGAATCCGCCTAAAGCTAGGAAGCTGTTAAAAGAAATCATCCCAGTAAAAGATATATTTAATGATGATGAGTTAATAATATATAATTCTCTAGTAGATATATACATAAAAGACTTCGATGAGGATGAGCTTACATCTAGTGATATAGATGATATAATGACCGTAGCTTTAAATAAAGTATTAGAAATACGTTTACTTAAAACAAGTAAGAATGATCCAGACAGACAGATAGATATATCTGCTAGTATAGAAAAATTAAGAAAACAAACAGAGAAAATAAAAGAAAACCTGTCAGCTCGTAGGAAGGATAGAGTAGACCCAAATAAATTTA